CGATTAATATTATAAATCCAAATGATTCAGTATTAGTATCAAACCAAATAGTAACAACATCTTCTACTTCTACTTCGTTATCTAAAGGACTATTTGGTAGCGAAAGTATATATTTTTCTTTACTTCTTTCGTCTGAGTTTAATATACCAAATGCAACACTTGGTATAATAGAACAAAAAGATACCAAAGACGTTAGAAATGCGTGTATTGATACACCGCGTGAAATTTTGAATTCTTTCATAACTTTGTTTTAAATATAGAAATATAATTGGAACTATTATCACCATTTATTTTTTTTCACTTGAATCTTTGGTCCCTGACCTTTTCGTTTAATGTTTGCAGGGTCATATTGTTCTTCTTCATCATCTGAGTGAATATCCTTCGACATCTCCCAGAATTCTTTTGCACCTAACTTGAAAGGTCCATGAGTTTGCGCCTTATACCAAAAGATTTGGTCATGTAACTTATTCGACTTGGCATTGTTGTTTATTACAAGACATTCGAAGTTTTCTGTGCACTGGTCCATCACTTGGCAAAAACTCTCAAATGTTGGAAACATACCTGCGTAGTTCTCATATATTCTTTTACGATTTCCTATATAGGGTTCGCGTAAAATAAAAACATAGTCAATATTAGTTCTTAAATTTGGCGGAATACCGAGAGGATATTGCATCGTAATCACAAGCATAATTTTCCAGTGACGTCCGTTCATAAATAGAAGACGCATCATGACATCCTTTGTCCATTTATTATCAAAAAGACAATCATCTAAAACAACGAATGTTCGTGGGTCAATTGTGCTTCGCTTATATGTCTCAATCTCTTTTTTCATTTGTTTTAAAACTGCTTTTTGTCGTTTTAAAATATTCTCAATAATGGCAGTATTATATGCATCATGGATAAAAAGTTTGGGGACATGTTCGCCAAAAAATCCGTTACCTGCCTCTGTCCCTGATATAACAGTACCAATAGGAATATCTTGGTGATAATACATTAAATCTTTTACTAAAAAACTCTTACCTGTATCACGACGTCCGATTAGAACAATAACAGGACCTTTATTTTCATCCGGTCTAAAACTGATTGACCTCATGTCAAACTTTGCTAACTCTAAACCAACACTCATTCTTATACTCTATCTTTTTATATATATTTATTATTGGTTTTTAACTAGTAATATATATTATAATACAAATTAAAAAATATGAAATATAGAACGCAATATTGAAATAGATATTATAAGTTTAAAATGTAATAAAATTATGTATTTAATTTATTAAATAATAGAGAATGAAGATTGATATTGAAGGAAAAGAGGTAGGGACTGCAACTACAAAAAAAACCGATGACTATTTTTCACTATACTATAGGAAAATAGATAATCAGGATTTTTTTAATTCTTTAGAAACATCCGAAATTAAACTGCGAAACATTATGAACTATATGCCAATCTATGAAAGTTATTTTAACATGAATGAAACAAATTATAATTCTTTTAACTTAAATCAAAGGTATTATGTTTCATGTCTTTCAGGGGTTACTGATAGAAACAATATTGAAGCCGCAGTAGTTGATACATTTAAAAGTAATGAAAAAGAAGACTCACTTACAATTGAGCATAAACCAGTATATGTAAAGTTTTCTCCTCTACTCGACCCTTTAAAATATTTATCTGGAAAGTATACATCTCTTGATACCAATGCCAATCAAAAAATATACACAAACGATGAAGTAATATCGGTCCCTAAGTTATCTAAAATTCTTCCTCTGTCCGGTCTTCCAAAAGTAAATGATAAAAATAACTCATCTTATGTTGATAGTTTTTTTTCATACTTATCAAGTCAACTTTTAAATCATCATAATTTTATACATGGTCTTGACTTTTATGGTTCATTTAATGGTGTTAAGACTAATTTTTATTATAATGCAATTGATGACATTGACTACTTAGACAAAAACGCATTTTTTAGTAAAAATAAAGATATTTTATTTAGTATTGAAGATGAAAGTTATGACTATGGTGAAAACTATGATTCTGATGGTAGTGATGATGACCATATCAGTTTAGATTCAATGGGTAAAGTAAAACCAAGAAATAATACACGTAACCGGCGTGCTAAAATAAAAATATTGAATGGTAGTGGTTGCGATGATAGTAGTAGTGATACACAATATATTATTCATGATGACTTTAATAATATTGACAAAGAATTAAATGCAGTTTTTGATACATCTAATAGTGAAGACACTTCTTCAAATACTCTATTATCATTAACAGATATAACCCTAGAGTCATTTGCAGTTTTAAATGATGACTCTACTTTAAAGGCTGATATTAAGTTAAAAAATTATCGTAGTGGTAGTGGTAGTGATAGTGATAGCGATAGTAATATTAGTAGTGTTAGTAATAATTGTGACATAAATGGTGACTTACATCATGAATGTCAGCATTGTCAAAAACATGAATGTAATAATAGTAAAGAGAATAGTGATTCTGAAAATGATGACTCTTCATGTTCATCACGTTCTTCTTATACGTCTTGTAGTGATAGTGAAGGCGGAGAGGGTGATGACGTATGTATAGGTGCTAGTCGCCAACTGCAGAAAGGAGAGAAGGGAGAGAAGGGAGAGAAAGGAGAGAAAGGAGAGAAAAATAAAAAAGAAGATAAAAATATAGAAGAAAATGAATGTGAAGATGAAGAGGATGAATATTCTGATTATGATGAAGACGAAACTTTATGGGCAGTTATCAATGACTTTCCTGTTACTGCAATTATGCTTGAAAAGTGTGACAATACACTTGATTCGCTTATGATGGGAGAAGAAGAAATGTCAGATGGTGAATGGAAGTCTGCACTCATGCAAGTCATCATGACACTTATTACATACCAAAAAGTATTTGGATTTACACACAATGATCTACATACAAACAATGTTATGTTTGTTCACACAGATAAAGCATATGTCTATTATCTTTTTAATAAAAAATATTATCGTGTCCCTACATACCATCGCATTTTCAAAATTATCGACTTTGGTCGTGCAATTTATAAATATAAGGGAAGACTCATCTGTAGTGATAGTTTCAGCAGCACTGGTGATGCAGCTACGCAATACAACATTGAACCTTACTTTAACGATAAGAAGCCAAGATTGGAACCGAATTTTAGTTTTGATTTATGTCGTCTAGGGTGTTCTATTTTTGATTATTTTATTGACAACATGAGTGATGTTGCTAAGGTTTGCAAGACTAACGCAGTAGCAAAACTGATTGTGGAATGGGTAACGGATGACCAGAATAGGAATATTTTGTATAAGACAAACGGAGAAGAGAGGTATCCTGACTTTAAATTGTATAAAATGATTGCACGAAGTGTGCATAAACATACACCGCAAGCACAACTTATGAAGCCTATATTTTCTGACTATGAAGTGCCTAAAAAGAACATAAAAACATCAAATCGTGTTATAAATATTGACAAGCTGCCTTGCTATATGGACTAATTTGCAGGTGCAAGTATAGTATATTAAATTATTTATAAGCATAGTTGTAAATAATTTATTAATGTGTGATGCTTAAAATCCGGCATCTCCTGTAAATATCTCTGGTTTTGTGTTTCCTAAAATAGCAGGAGTATCATAAAATTGTTTTACAATATAATATCCTAAAATATAACAAATAAAAACAAGAGCTGCATCGCGAAGTGCAGTTTTCATTGGGTGGCTACTTCCTTCTGCGATATCTTCTGCTGATGGTTTTGAAATAAAACGAAAGTCAATAAACTTTGCTAAAAGAAAAATAGCGGCAACTACGGCAGCTGAGATATAAAGATTGCTATCCATTCCGTTATTTGTTTATTTATACTATTCTAATCTATAAAGGAATAATCTATTACGTTTTTTTACGAATAAACTAAAAACTAAAAACTAAAAGTTATTTATTTTGCATTGAAAGTTCCCATGAGTTGACATAAATCAAATATGATAACAATAAACCAAAGAAGTTCTTTGAAAAAAGGTCGATAATATTATAAAGGGTATTTTTTATATAATATGGTAAAAATCCGATAACTCCATATAAACTCCAGAAAAACACAAAATACAAAAATAATTGAAATCCGATTTTACCTGAATTGATTTTGCTTCATCTGTTATTAAATAGTTATCTTTCTTTACAAATTTAACATAAATCACATAGTAGTAAATGATAAAAGGAATAAATCCGACAAGTATACCCCAAACAATTGGAATCATATTTGTTTCTCCTAAATATCCAAATACTAACATAGCCGTATTTAGTAAAACAATTGCAATAATAGGAGCATAATTTTCACGAATTATGCTATACATGTCGGGATATTTTTGATTTTTATCTGTTTGTGTTTGTGTTCCCGTTCCTTGTGCATTTTGCATATTTTCAATAATATTTTTATCTTTATTTCTATCTTTATCCGTTGCTCTTAAAAATATCATATAACACACTAAAGTTATTAACATTAAAGGCGTCGTTATTACCCAGTCATAGTATCTTTTTGATGTTATATCTAGTTCTTTTATATTATAATACAACCATATGTAAAAAACTGCCTGAACAACTTGAACAACATTTTCTAAAACTAGTAGCTGTTTTAAAATAGCAAACCCTGGCGAAACATTCATAAACATGGGAAAAAATTGAATAACACCACTTATAATTTGAATTGCAATAGATACCTTAAGTGATAAGCCTAAGTATTTTTTTTTAAATACACCATTATCTAACGTACTTAAATTATAACCAACGTCAAATATTTTATTGTATACCATTGTACACTAATATATACTATTATACAC